CCTACATCGCCCTTCTCTCCCTTGTCCCCCTTGGGACCAGCAACCCCCTTCAGTCCTTGCGGCCCTGCTTCTCCTCTGTCTCCCTTGTCACCTTTTTCGCCACGAAGACCTTGGGGTCCAGGTGTGCCTTGGGCACCCGCTTTCCCGTCACTTCCTTTTTCCCCACGGGGGCCGACCTCGCCTTGCGGACCTCTTTCGCCCTGCGGACCCTTTTCGCCACGCTCGCCCTTGTCGCCCTTCTCGCCACGGTCACCTCTTTCGCCCCTTGGGCCTGTGATTCCACGCAAACCACGAAGACCCCGTTCGCCGGTGTCTCCCTTGTCACCCTTTTCGCCCTTCGGGCCGGGTGAACCCCTCACTACTCGGATTTTTTGCTTGGATGTTGCAGACGAGACTACATCCGGCTCAGGAGCCTCCATGAACTCCTGAAATTCCTTGTACAGTTCTTCCAACCCTTCGGGATCGGGTTCCTTGCCTATGAAGTCTCGGAATTTGGCCATGCAAGGTATTTAGATACCCGCAGATGGCTTTTCCGTGAGTGCCGCCCAAGAATGCTTGAACAAAGGCGCAATAATCAAATTGATGGCCTGTGCATACTGCTGAACTTCCCATTGTGCGTGTGCGTCTATGCGCTGTGCATACACACGGGCATATGCGGACAAAGATCCAGTCCACCACCACTCCGTGTAGGTTCCCTGCGGCAAGACCGCCCGTGCCTGCTCGGGTGCAACCCCACGATCAATTAGTTCGTGATAGGTCAGAAGAGACTCCCTGACCGTCATCTCGTAGTGTCGATTGATGGTATTGAGTTCTTCGTTGACGGGCAGAAAGTCATCGGAACCCTGCTTTGCGCCGTTTGTGGGCTTGCCACGCCAACGGGGGTAATAGACCTGTGGCGGCTCAGAGATATAGCGACGAGAAACCTCGTTCTCGGTGAATCCTACCTTGTGCTTGAAGAGTTGCGTCCGAACGAAGATTGGAGCCTTGATTCGGAGCGTCACCTGTGGGTGAGCGAAAGGTGTCCAATGCTTGTGCTTGGCAAGGTACTTGATGAGTTTCTGGTCCTTCTCGGACAGATGACCACGGGGGACATGTGAATCCTCCCACTCCCAACTGCTTTCCTTGTGGAACGAAACCCGAGCCGCATTCACCACGGTCAGGTCATCGCCAAGATGATCGATATATTCAACGAACCCCTTGTCCAAAGCAAGGACACTCTTCGGTCGCCCACCCAACACTTCAGTAACTTGCATGATCTATCTCCTTGTCACTTCTTCATGTGCTTGAAATACTCAATCTGCCGCAGGCGTTTCTCGGCATCCGCAAGGTTGTCGTACTCGCCAAGTTGCTTGCTGCCATCCTTGGAAAGGATGACGAACTTCTCGCCACGCTTGACGATCTTTTCGCGGATGTTCACCATCATGTCGCTGACCTTTGCACCCATGGCCTTGCCTGTTCCGGTGATCTTGTCCAAGTCACCTAGGTTCCACCCCCCGGCCTCCACGGACTCACCGATTTTCATGGACGAAAGAACCTTGCCATCGCGACCATGAATCTTGATGACCTCCGCACCCTTCTCGGCCATGATCTTGCCAAGTTCCTTCATGGCTTCCTGTGCCCGATCAAGAGTCTCGGCGTTCATCTTTGCGGTGTCGATGATTTGACCATCCTTCTCGGCGGTCCACACGAACTCGGTCGGGAACTGACGGTAGTGAGGCTTGAATCCTCTACGGGCGGTTCCCTGCTTGTCAGGAGTCAGGGCAGCACCAACGCCGCTTTCAGCAATCTCAACCTCGGGTTCATTGACTTCGATTCCATCGATAGGAGCCGTAGTTGAATTGAGGGTGTCTAGCCGTCCCCTCAACTTGGAGAAGAGGATGGAACGAATCATGTCCTTTCCTCCGATCAAGTCCTTGCTTTGCAGACGGTCGATCAGATCGCCAATGGGAGAGGACTGAACTTCTGTTTCGTCATTCTGTGGTTGTTCTGTTGATTCTTCGCTCATGTTGGTATTTAGTTCATGTATGCCGCCATGTGGACAGTTTCAGTCTGGCAATCAGCCCACTTGACGAATTTTCCCGTATCGTTCTTTCAATTTCCTTGGGTTCGTGTCCTGCAATCACCATGTCGTTGATGTCCTTCACCCGAATGTTCTCAGGCCAGAAGCAGACACGGTATCCGTCTTCCACGAGTTTTTGATAAATTCCCACCACTTCCTTGTTCCTTGGCTCATTGTCAAGGGCAAAGGTAATGTTGCATCCCTCAAGTTCCGCAGGCAGTTCACCGATGTGCTTTGCTCCAAGCATTGCCACGCAGTTGGGAAGGAACAGCGAATCGAGCGGTCCTTCGACCACAATCACGGGCTTGGTCTTGTCGATGCGCTCCAAGCCGAACCAGATGGACTGCAAGTCCTTGTCTCGCTTGATGGTGATGTAGCGAATGATCCTGCCGGAAGCCGTGGAAGACAGCGATCTTCCCTGTGCTGCAACCAATCGATTGCCACGCATGATTGGAATGACCAACCGCTCGTCGGGAGGGGATTCGATCTCGGGATCGACTTGCTTGGCCCACCACCCAAAGTCCTCCGTGAAGTAAAGCCTCTCCCATTGCTCCACGGGAATCCTTCGGTTCCTGACGAATTCCACCGCCTTGTGGTCATCGGGCAGATCGGTCAAGGGCTCAAGGGATTCAAGCAGAAGTTCCCTGCGCTTGCTTTCGAACACGGGCTTTTCAAACTTGAACTGCTTCTCGGCATCGGCCTTTCCGTCATGGCGACCCTCAAGACCATCACGGTACTTCTCAAGCATGTACTGCTTGTACACGAACGGATCGATGTATTCGATGAACTTCCCCAAGGTGGTGCCATAGTCGCAATTGTGGCAACGGACGAAGAATCCGCCCTTCTTCTCGTAGAAGTAGAACCTCGTCTTGCTCTTGGACTTCTGGCTGTCTCCACAGATGGGGCATCGACAGACAGCAAGGCTCTGCTTCTTCCACCCAAAGCGTTGCAGCCTAGGGGAGATGATGTTGATGTACTTGCTGTCGATGTAGTTGCTCATGTGGTTCGGAAAGTATACACCACCAACGAAGACAGTCAACAGCAAATCTCAACGATTCGCTCACTAAAAGTTGACTTCCGCCCTCTTTTTCTCGCCGCAAAAATAATTGTTGTAACTGCCCGAAAAAGTGGGATTTTCAGCAACGGTCACGCATACATAGCGTCACTTTGACTCGGGCGGTGCTGCCCCCGTTGCTCCTGTCTTCTCCGACTCCTTCATGGCATTGCGGATTTCCTCAAGCCGCTTGAAACCATTCTTCTCCTTGACCTTTGCGATGATCTCCTTGGTCAGATCGGACTGCACCTTGCTTGCAATCCCATCCGGCCCGAAGATTCGATTTCTCTCATCGTCTGTCATGGTTTCCTTGAGAATCTGCATCATCTCCACGATTTCCTTGACGGCAATGCTGCTTCTCTTGCTGTTGATGGTTGACCAGACAATCATTCCCACAGCCGTGATGAACCCTGCCACAAGAAGTATGGCACCGACCATGGCGATCTCGTCAAGATAGCGATGCGATGCAGAGGCAAACCCAAGCATCAGGGCACCTAGGAGCGCCAACATCCCACCATATGTCTTGTTGAGAAAGAACGCAACCGCAGCGCCAGCCGCGATCAAGATGAAGCCGATTACCCAGAACAAAGTGATGTAGCCATAAAGCCGTTCAAGTGCAGCGGCCTTGGCTTCTTCCATGGCAATCCTCAAGGTAGTCAGGGACTTTTCAAGTTTAGTCACCTCTGCCGTGAGTTTCTTGAGTTTGGCGGTTTCCTTCTGTATGTCATTGGCAGAGGCAACGATTGCGTCTGCCTCGCTGTCGATCTTGCCCAACACCATCTCTGGTCCACTCTTTGACAGCATTGCACTCTTGGTATTTTCCTTGATCTCCAAGGCATCTCGCTTGATGTTTGCCACCTCATCGTTGGTTCTGTCAACCACGGAATTGAGGGTTGCGGATGCTGCACCCGTGGAAGGTTCGACAGGAGGAAGGCTCTTGCAGCCATTTGCAAATAGGATGGTTGCCCCCAACACCACGGCAAAGCATCTAAAAAGCATGTCTTACTCCTTGTCTTCTTTGGCAATCACATTGAGGGTCTTTGAATCCCTCCTGAGTTGCATGATCCTTTTCTTCTTCATCTTGGCCAATGCCTTGAACCCACCCTTTGGACCCGGCGGTTCCTGACCCGGCGACACACCGGCGATGTTTCCTGATCCGACATTGTTGGCAGGAACAGCCACGGCTGCTGCTCCATCCTCGCTGCTAGTCTTCTTTGCCTCAAGAGTCAGGAACAAGTCTTCACCATTTCTGTAAATTGGGAATCCAAGGATTTCATCAATCGGCATGACTGGCTTTTCGAATGACACGGGCTTTCCGTCTAGTTCATACTTTCCGATAAGCGGACGGGCATCGTGGTTCTCTTCAAGTAGCGACTGTAGGTCGATGTTTGTTTCCTTGAAGATGATCCTTGCGGCTTCATCGATGGACTTTGGATTCACCATGTCTTCCTTCGTCTTCTCGCGGATGTCGTAGAGAGCGACGATGGCCTTGGCAATCTCGGTTGGAGTCTTGGCTGTCTCAAGGAGTTTCTTGAATTTCCATGCAAGAGCATAGAAGTTGCTTGGATATGCAGCCTTCTCTTCCTTGGTCATAAGGGATACACGATTGCGTAGAATCGCCCCATGCTCGTTGATGATGCCCCACATGAAGGCAGGCTGTTCTGTCCAAGAGGTCAGCACAAGATCAAGCAGGCGATGCTGTATGAGTTTGTCTTGTGCCTTGCTCTTCACCCGAGTGTCCTTAATCGATCTATGATCGTCTGATCCAACTGAATTGCAATAATATCTATGCCATCTATGGTGTTTGTCTTTGGGTCCATGTAGTTCAGGAACACAATGAAGGTCTTCAACACATCATACAAATCGGGGTCTATTTTGAAAAAGAGAAGCCGAGTTGCGGCTTCCACACCAAAGACATTGTAGAAAGTAATCAAATGATTCAGTATCAATCGCTCACGCAATTCACCCGTCCTTCGATAGCGGCGAAACAGACGCTTGAGGTATATCAGGCGGGTCAAATCCTCGTTGAATTCCTCAACTCCACGACAAGTTGGATTGTCGTAGTATTTCGCTGCATACAGCGAGTAGTTGTCATTGTCTAGTTTCTTGAATTGCATGATGAGTCATTGATACACCATTATCTATCCAAATAACAAGGGGCACCAGCCGAAACTGATGCCCCTTTCTTCATATCTTCGATTATTGCTTGGAGAATGTCGGGTTGGTGAATGGATTCTTGTTTGCCATTACCGTGCTTGCCGACATGTTCATGGGTGCATTCTTGGGCTTCATCTCGGGAGAGGTTGGCATTTCATTGGCAGGACAAATCTTGGCACACATGTTGGTGAGGCCGTTTGACTGACGCATGGTGGTGATCATCAGGTTCAATCCGTGACCAAGACGATGGGTGATGCCATCGTCGTTGATTGGATTGTAGGATGTCCCGTCCATTCCGTAGCGTCCGCCGAACTGCTTCAGCGGGAAGATGTGATCGCCGTCTTCCATCACATCATCGGGCTTGAAGTCAAACGAAATGCCCTGTGTCTGCAACTTCTGCTTCATGTTGTTGATGGCTACATTCACATCAATGTAAGCCTTGTCCTCTGAAGCACCAAGGAAGGTGTTGAGTCTCTTCAATTCCTGATGCGTGAGTTTGTGGACGCTGGCCTCGGGAGCATCAACTGCATTGTCCTGAGAGTCCAAGGGTCCAACCTTTGTGCCGACAACATACCCACCGTAGTAGTCGGTAGGAAGCATTGCTTCCTCAATCTTCTTACGCAAGTCCTTGAAACGCATCTTGACTCCTTACTTACTTCGAGTACGAAGTGATCCACTTGGCATCGGCGGCATTACGGTCGAACGACAGCGTGAATTCGGCAAAGCCGGTTGCTCCCGTCAGACCGTTGATGGTGCCGAAGGTGACACCCGAGTTGTCGCGAACGATTAGATCAACAACCTTTGTACCGGCAGCAGTCTGGCCACCGACAACAAGAACAGCGATGTTGTCTTGACGATACTGCTTGATCCCCGGATCATCTCCGGTTGCACCGAAGAAGGCGTTGTACACAACCTCTGGAATGGCAGGAGCGGCATTGCCGACAGTCAGTCCGATGCCGGTGTAGAGAGCCATTCCGTTGTAGGTTCCCGACAGACCGATAGTTAGGTTCTGTGTCAGGTTGGTATCGTTGGCAACAATCTTGATGTAAGCGGTAACGCCGGTCAGGCCACCGAGGGTGGACACGCCATAGGCATTCACGCCATACTGGTAGCCGACTCCAGCACCGCGAGTTGCACCATTGGGAACAACATAGGTGATGTTGTCGTGGGTGACTCCAACACCAGCAGGACCGCCTGCGGTGGCGCTGTCTCCATCGAAAGGAGTCGAGAAGTAGGGAGAATACTGCACTTCGGTGGACGAAGTGATGCCACGGCTGTCCGAGGAGAGCCCGCCTACTGTTCTGTAGGCATATGCGCTGTTTACGCCACCCGTGATCGAAGGATCATAAGGCATGGTGACAAGGAGTTCCATCTGAACAGGAACCGAGTTGGTTGCGGTGGTTCCTTGGCTGAAGAAAGACCCATCAAGGGGCTTCTCCCAACCACGGACGGTGCGGACGCAAAGTCTCTTCTCGATCTTGTTCAGCCATGACGGCTTCGACTCTTCGCGATTGTTGTTCTTCCAGAGTGGCATCTATGGTTCTCCTTTGGGGGCTCTGTTATTTAGTCTCTCGGAAAGGGATTACTTGATCCCTGCGTCCTTTGCAACCTTGCTGAAGCCGCCACCGTAGGTATAGCCCTTGGGGTCTTTGTTGTACTGCTTCTGCATTGCTGCGAGGATCTTGTTGAACTTGGTGTTGTCGGCGCTTGGATAATTGTTGCGAATCCAAGAGCGAAGCATCATGTCGGATGCAGCCTCATCAACGACTTCTTCCTTCTTTAAAGTCTTACCGGCTCCGAGATCATTCTTAACATCGTACTTGCCCTTAATATTTACACCCTTTAGGTTCTTCAGATAATAACCAATAAGGTGCTTATAGTTAGGGTGCGTACCGTTGGCAAATGATCCGAAATTGTTCTTTTTCATCCATGCATTGATTCCATCTGCATGTTTGGCAAGTGTGTCATATGCTTTCTTAGTATTAGCCGAGGTGTAGGTTTTGTCGTTTGTTCCAAACACCTCTCTTACCCAGAGCATAAGTCCAGCCCGTGTTGTTGCACTCATTCCTGGATATTCGAAGAAATAACGGCCATCTTTTGTTTGTGTGACCTTAGCCTTGCTTTCGGTAAGAGTTTCTTCTTCGGTTTCGGTCACTACTGCCTCATCAACGACTTCTTCCTTCTTGGTTTCCTCGGCAACTTCCTTCTTAGCATCAACCTGAACGGGCTTGGAAGCCTCTTCCTCGTAGCGGTTGATCATTTCCGTGGTCGGAGTGCATCCGCACTTCTTCAACCCCTCTGCGAGGTTGCGGCGAAGGATGTCGCGGCGGCGTTCTGCCGACAGATAGCCCTCGTCAAGGAAGGCATGACCCAGATCGATGGAAGCCTGCTTTGCGGCCTCCATGATGGCGGTCGGGAGTTCGGTCTTCGAAATAGTTTCGCCACGAAGAACCTTCAGAATGTCATTTTGCAAATTGGCAGAGATTTTGTTACTGTGCATTGTTTACCTCTAGGTGAAGTTGATGCTTGGGTATTTAGCGAAATTTAACGCTTGCTGCCCTTGTACTTTTTCCAAATGTCTGCATCGGCGGTATGACGAGTCTTGCCGCCGACGATGAAACTGTTGACTCTTGCCAGACCCCATTGCTCGGGGCCAGCCCCCGGCCTATGGCCTCCCTTCCATGCGACCACTCCACGGTCATAGACTTGCTTGAGGAAGCGGTAAGGGATGCCTGAAGCCTTGGACTTCTTCTCCAAGGATGTATGTGCGGCTGGCTTGTCTTCGGAGATGTAGTTTTTGAATCTTTGCATTTGAATTATTCCGGGTTGTGGCCCCAAATCTTCAGAGCCAGAAGTTTCCTTGTTGGGCGACCCTTTTCGTCACGCATCGGTCCTTGGGCTCCCTTCATGCGTGTGATGAAATTGACCTGTCTTCGTGCCCATTCCCAATCGTTGGGTGTCCAATCCTTCTTCTTGGTCTGCAACATGCGTACAATGGCACGGGCCGAGTCTCGTCCGGACTTGATCTTTCCGCCCTTGGCTCCTGCTTTGGAAGCCTCCTTGCGGGAAAGTCCTGCTTCTTCGCCCTCATCTGAATCGATGAAGGACTCCAACTCCTTTGGACCCATGTTGACCAACTTTTCCCATTCCTTGTAAAGGGCATCCTGCTCTTCCTTGGCCTTGTCCTCGGTGTAGTACTTCTGCCCCGGAGTCATCTTGGAATACGCCTTGACGATTTCGTTGGTTCCGATTTCAAGAACTTCCTGCAACTTCTTCTTAATGATTCTTGCCGTGGACTCTGAATCCGTACTGTTGTACATCATCCACTCGAAATCCTCGTCCAAGGTTGTCTTGATGTTGGAATATGGTTCGTACATCTCGTTCTTGACGACTTCAATAAAGACCGTGCAGATGTCTCTTTCTTCCTTCGTCTGCAACTTGGATTGGTATTCCCTGACTCGTTCGACCTTTTCCGACATGGGGATGGAGAGTGAATCGATCTTCATCAATTGATCGATTGCCTCTTCAACCTTCTTCCCAAACTTCTTGGCAAACAATTGAGTGTACTTGGACTTTCTCTTGGTTTCCTTTGGATCACCCGGCAACTTCTTCCATGCACGGGGATCGCTGTCGGGAATGTCCTTGCGCTTGTCAAATTGTGCCTTTCGCTTTGCCTTCTGCGTCTTGCTCAGGCCAGCGACATACTTCTTCGGCAAGTCGGCCTTCGTGTCTCTTGCAGGAGACACGGCCTTTCCGGTCTTGGTTGTGTACTTGGATTCCTCCACGGATTCCTTGCCAAGTTCTCCCTTTTCCTTCTTGCCGCTGTCACGCTTAATCATTCCACGGGCAGCAAGACGAGCAGCACCTGTCGCACCTACGATCTTCATAGCCTGCGAATAGGTCACATTTGTGCTTCCATGCTTTTCCCTGATCTTTGAAATCAGACCGTCAAGGTGACTCTTCATTTCCTTGCCTTGCATGGCAAGTTTCTCCTCATCGATCTTCGTCTTCGAAGCCGACATGTCCTTGGGATCGACCATGACACCGGCCTGAACGAGGAAACGAAGACCAAGAAGAACCTTGTAGTTCATGTGGCTTCTGTCGGCAAGACTGAACTTGACATTCTTGAATTCCCTGCCATTAAATTCAACATCAAACAGGACAGTCGGACGGACTGCCTCTTCCTTGGAAGAACCATGGCGAAGACGAATACGGCTCTGTATGGGCTTGGTCATCTCCTTCTCGCCATTGAACTTGAAGGTGACTGTGTGGTTCTTCTCGTTGATCTTAATGTCCGTGGCATGGATTGAGTTGTAACCGCTGTTGCCCGTATCCACCTTGCCGTAGAATTCCTCGCCTGCGACCTTTATTGGTTCGACCACCGCGACGGAACTGAACAACTTCCAATTCTGCTTGTTGGACAGGTGCTTGACGAGTTCTTCGACAAGTTCATCGCCATCAACATCCTTTGTCGGCTTTCCGTCCTCATACAGAGTGTAGACATTTCCGCTTCCGGGGCTCGCATTCATCTCTATGATGTAAGGCTTTCCACCAGCGACCACATGATCGACTCCGACATAGTAGCACTTGGAAACCCTCGCCACGGTTTCCACCAACTTGATCTCGTCCTCAGATAGTTCGAATGAACCGCCCTTTGAACCACGGGCAATATTCGTTCTGAAGTCTCCCTTGGCCTTGTCTCGCTTGGCAGATGCGAAAATCTTGCCGTTGAGACAGATGCTTCGGACATCATGGGTGAAGCCGGGAATGAATTCCTGAAGAATGATCTCGGCACCGTACTTCCACAGGCTTTGCAGCACGGACACAAGTGACTTTTCGCTTTCGATGATCGATACGCCAATTCCCTCCGCTCCCGTCAGGGTTTTGACGATGACGGGGAACTTCCCTCCGATCTGCTTCAGGGCATCGGGAATGGATTCAGCATCTGCGACGAATGCAGTCTTTGGGTGAGGAATGTTGTGTCGCTTTAGCGTGATGGCAGTCTGCAACTTGTTTGCACACAGATCCATGCCGCCTCGTTCGTTCACCATGAATACGCCGTTGTTCTGCAACAACATGAGGAGGGCAATGCCGACTTCGCTGTTCATCGTGCCACCACGGACAACGCACAGGGTCTGGTTCGGGATGATGGTGACATCATTTCCTTCGCCATCGAAGTTCTCTATGGTGATCTTGTCGGGACTTGCCTTGGCGATGTTGATGGTGGCGGTCTTGATGCGGATCGGATGGAAGTTCACCTTGTACTTCTTGCAGGCTTCCTCCATCTTTCCGATTGTGCTTTTCTCGCTCTCTTCCATGCTTGAAGTGAGAGCGATGATCGTCACGGGTGTCTTGGTTTCCTCTACGATCACCTCTTCCTTTAGGCTCATTCCCTTGCGGACATCATTGTACATCTGCTTTGCTACCGTCTTGGAAACTCCTGAAGGAATGCCCGTCATGAAGGTCTTGATGTCCTTATCGAATGCGGCCTTACGCATCTTGCTTGCAGACATGCCGACCACTCCCTCAGAATCGGGATCACGCTCTCCTGCGCTGATTATCTCGTACTTGCTGAAGTTGTACCCGTCCTTCTGTGTCGGGGTCTTCTTGATGTACTTCTTGACAAGTTGGTATTCCGTCATGTGATCGGCACCGGTCACAACATAAACCTGTGTGTAGCCTTGGTCGCTCAACTCCTGCATACAGGCATATACACCCGAACCCTTTGCCGAAGGCTTGGGCATCTGCTTGAACTTGTAGCCGGGGAAGAATTGCTTGAGATACTTGGCTTTCTGCGCCGCAGTCAGGGGATTCTTCTTAGGATCGTTGGAATAACTGTAGTAGATGACATGAGCATCGGCACCCTTTGCAGACTGCACTTCCTTGACCTTCTTGAGAAGAAGTTCATGCCCTGTGGTGGGGGGATTGAACCTCCCAACAGCCACTACTACGGACTTGCCCTTTGGCTTGAAGTTCTTTGTTGCTTCCGAGAAGGTTTTCATTTCTTCCAATCCTTGGTTATGTTCATGTTTGCGTTTGCGAACACCAATCTGTCTATCAACTTGATGGTTGAACAAGTCTTTCCACACACGGCAACGAATCCTTCGGGATTGGTTGCCTTCAAGCCGGATGCGGTTGGCAAGTATGTTCCTATCGTCTTTACTTCAGACAACTTGCTGATTACCACCATCTTTGCTTCCGACACCAACGAGTGAACCTTGAACAACTGATCAAACTGCCCTGCGTATGCATCGATGAAGGCAATTGCCTTCTTCTTGTCGTTTTGTTTCTCTGCTATCTTTGTCTGTGTCTTCAACTTCGCGATTGCTGCATTGTATTTACCTTCGATGAACACCTTCAACTTGGCGGAATCGTATTTTGAAATTCCTGCCCGAACCCCCGAATTGATGAAGGGCATCAGTTCTGCGTAGATGTCCTTTTCGTGGGACTTCTTCACAATCTTGAGAAATGAGTTGACTTGGGTTGCCGATGCCGCAATCAATCCAATAAGGTCAACTATCTGCTTGGCGTTGCTTGCCGTGAGGAAGGTTGATCCTGATGGCGGGGACGGCAAAGTGGCACCCGTGAACCATACGGCAGTTGTCTGCTTGAACCCTTGCAGCGAGGAAAGGGGAGACTTGGACAGATCCTTGAGTTCCTTGCCCGTGCCCGTGTACTGCGTATGGAATACGATTCCCATCTTTGCAGCCTTTATCTTCACTCCCATTGGGCTGTCAGCAGGAACGGCATACATGATCGTGTTTGGTCGGAAAGTCACCATAGATGTACCGTCAATTGTGGCGATCTTCTTGTTGTCTGTGAAGAGCAAGTCCCCATGATAGATTCCCTTTGCAGGCAACACGGAGGGAAGGTTCTTCAGGCAAACTGAAAGTTTGGATGCAAGTTCCGCCTTGTCTCCATACTCCCGGTTGATGTCTGCCTGTGTATAGCAAATCTTGGGATTGGCAGAAAGGGTTGCTCCCTTGAGTGCCACGAAGAACTTCTTAGTTGCCGGGTGGATTCCTGCCACTATTGCCGGTGCCCCATCCCACTTCGTGGTGATGACCATCTTTGCCGTAGGGGTGGCTGAAGCCAAGGACTTCACCAGATTCTTAAGGATTTCGGTGGCTTTCTTTACCCCTCCATCCAAAAAGATCAAGTCCTCAAGGTGATCAAGATGCTGCGACTGCACCGCCTCCATGACGGGTTGCCGCTCTTCGATCAGGCTTGAGAAAGTCCTTATCATGGTCATATTTATCCTTTCCCCCATCCTGATTTAAAGAAACAGCCCCCTGCTAGCGGGGGCTGTCGGGCCGGAGATGCTATCTCTGGCGGGGTGCATTTATTGAATTTCAAGCGTTAAGTTGGACTTCCTGTTCCTCTGCGGTGTCAAACAAAGTCGCTTCGACCTGTTCCCGTTCACGATAAACAGCAAGCACGGTGTCCTTGCGGACGAGGAACAAGTGCTTTCCCTCATGGACCGTGGCGTGTTCCCAAGAACCACATACGACTTCCTCGCCGTTCTTCAGCGGGAACTCGTCCGGCCTCCGTGCCCAAGAGAAAGACCGTCCATCTCCCATCACAGGGCTGTCAGAGAACTTGCTGTCACCCACAGCATAGATTCGGCCCGTGACATTGTAGAGCATGTCCGTGGTGAAGTTGGCGTTGCTTCTGTCAGTTCGCTTCTCGAATTCTTCCTTGGTGGTTTCGATGATGATGTAGTCAGTATTTGGAATAAGCATGGCAATCTCCTTTGTGGTGGTATTTATCCGTCAAGTAGGGCGATCAGGATTCGAACCTGCGCCAGAGAGGTATAAACTCTCCTGGGCCAACCAAAGACCCCCTCGCCCCATTCGGTGTCACTCAAGTGACTTGGTTCTCTGTATGTGCTTCAGCAAGGCTTTGTAGATTGGATCGACTATGAGCATTGCCTCCTCATCGGTGTAGTAGTAGCCACACTTGGCATTGACGCATTGATATACGGGAAGGTTGTAGACGATGGTTGCCTTGACCAATGGTTCTGTCCGTGCATTTTCCCTGCTTCCGATCTCAAACTGATGATCTCGCAATGTTCGAAGCGTGGCACAGCCGCAATTCAGGCAAGTCGGCCCGTTGGTGGGATACTTATCTGAACCGTACTTTGCTCTTCTTGCTTGAGCAATGCCCTCTAGTATCGATGTCCAGATAATTCGAACGCTGCCGATCATCGTCATGACCCAATCTGTAATTGATCTCTTCAACGAGATGACCCATTTGGGCATCTTCACGAATCGAAAGTTCATTCAGGATTCCTCTTGCCTTCTCTTGAGCCTCCTCCACGGAGCAGGCTTCAATCGGAATGTCAATGTGTAGGCGATATGTCATGGTGTAAAGTATACCTTGTATGTTGACAAGTTCAAGACCAGTCATCGAAATTATTCTTCTTGACAAACTTGTCCTCCATCCGCTGACGGAAAGTCCTGAATCCTCCCTGTTCCTGCTCCTCGTCCTTCTCGGCATCGCCCATTTTAGAAATGCCTTGCTGTGCGGAGGCATCCAAATCAAACAACTTCATCTTGCTGCGGTCAACACCGACAACGAATCGCCTGTTACTTGACGGGTCACCATATCGATTCTTCAACTGCTTTACCATCAACTGTCCAAGTTCCTCAAGTTCCTCGGTGGAAATCAGGGCAACCATGAAGTCAGCCGTGGCGGGAAGACCGAAGGACTCGCTTGTGTTGGTGAGTTCCACATCGCTGTTTCCGAACCCTTCGCGATTGGTCTGTGTTGCCGTGAAGATGGGAACATCGTACTTGACGGCCATGCCACGAAGTTCCTCGGCAATCGCCTTGACATAAGTGTAGGAGTTCACATTGGAGTTAGCCTTGAAGCGACTTGATGCACAGATGTTGAGATAGTCGATGAACACGATATCGGGCTTGAAGTTCTTCTTCAGCCGCAGTTCATCCAACAGGTGTTCAAAGTGCATAGCATTTGCCGTTGCTGTGGGATACTCCTTGATGATCAACTTCGATGAAGTGGAGGACATGATCCTCTGCATTTTTCGGGTGTAGATGTCCTTGGGCAACTTCTTCAGGTCATCAAGGGAGATGTCCATGAGATTGGCATCGATGCGTTCTGCGATCCTCTCCTCTGCCATCTCACAGGTGATGTACAGGACATTGTTCCCACCGATAAGGCATTGGGCGGCATGATGGCACATGAAGAGGCTCTTGCCCACACCCGTGCCCGCGAGGATGACATTGAGTGTCTTGCTCGGTACACCTCCTTGAGTGATCTTGTTCAGGTATTCAAGGTCAAACGGCATCTTCCGTTCGATCTTGTGGTAGAAGTCGTACCGTTCGTTGTGGTCATCGATGAAGTCATGGCCGATGTGTGTGTCGAACGAAACAGCCAAGGCATCAGATAGAATCTCGGGAATGGCGTTCTGTGTCTTATTGCCCTTGCCATCGATGATCTGAATCGACTCCATGATGGCATTGTAGATGGCCTTGTCCCGGCAGAACTTCTCGGTGCTTTTGACAAGCCAGTCTGTGTCGGGCTTGTTGTACTCCGCGATCTCTTCGATTACCTTCTTTGCCTGCTTGAACTCTTCTTCGGAAAGTCCATCACGGTTCGATAGGTCGATGCAGAGTGATTCTGCGGTAGGAGTCTTGTTATAGGTAGTGATGAACGAGTGGATGGTTTCATAGACCACCTTCTCGTTTCGATCCATGAAGTACTCGGGCTTGATGAACGGCAAAGCCCGACGAGCGAACTCATCATCGTGAATCAGCGAACGAAGTACAAGGGTTTCGATTCGATCAGAAGTCATTGGGCAAAGTATACAGCACCCAACACCGAAGTCAAGACAGGTTCAGTCCAGATCGAACTTCTCCATGCAATCAAACACAAAATCCGAACAGACTGCACCGAATGTTGGTTCTTGAGAATACGCCTCTATCGATTCTTTTGAAAGCAATGGAACCACGCACTTCTCTGTCATTTTATTTGTCAAATCATGCGACCATATCCATCCATTGCTTATCAATGTGTATCGATCACTTTCGTGGCAGAAAAACTTACAATCAGGGCAATTCTCCATCAGCCACACCAAAGCCTCGTATTCCTTGACATGAATCCATAGCCTGTCCTTTCGATTGTTCAGCCAAGAGGCAGAAACAACAAAGTCGGGTGTGTCGTGCCCCAAGTGAGGCATACCATCCCGCATCCGTAGGTCTATCTCACAGTCAAAGCCACGATGGATGCACTCATCGATGTAGGTTGGGGCATTCTCAAGTTCAGGCTTGATGCCGTTGAGATTTCCTCTGTGTGAAATGTAGATCATAGTACTGTTGCTTCCTCCTCATGGTACTTCTTCCAATATTGATAGCAGGCCACAAGATCGATGACATTCTTCACTTGCGTTCCCTTGAGAATCGTGGCCCAAGCCTCAAAATTCTCTACTTCCTCTGGAGTCCCAAACACCGTGACATAGGGTGTATCGTAGTATCCAACCTTCAATCCATCACGAACGAGAAGATTGTAGACAAGCGTAACATAGAACTCGCCGTTGTACTGTATCTTCTCGGCTACTGCTTGGTCAAAATACTTCTTGATATAGGCACCCTTGCTGAAGTAATAGACTCCCGTGGATGCATGTTCATCCATCGGATTGTCCGTGTAGCAAGCCTTCTCCTTGATCTCCTCAAGGATATTGTTGCTTCCCTTGACGAAAGCCATCTTCGTGTGAGCAAGGGTGTGTGGATGGAATCCCGTGTGCGTGAGTACGCAACCGGCATATCCTCCCTCATGCATCTTGGTTTCGAAGTCCTTGCGATCCCACAGATGTGGGTTATCGCAGTACGAGATGATGACTTCCTCGTCATCCTTGATGTGATCGTAAGCAGCCTGAACCGTGTAGACCGGGCCCAACTTGTGCTGCGGCATCGAAATGATGGTTGCATTCTTGACGATTGCCCGAAGGATTTTCTCCATGTTGGTCGTTGCCAAGTGAACATCATTACAGATGAAGACGAACTCATCGTTTTCCGTGTCGAACATATCAAGAATGTAATCGATAATGCGCTTGCCGTTCACACGAATGAGCGGCTTGGGATCGGCATAACCCTTTTCCACGAACCGATTCCCCGTCCCTGCCATCGGAATCACAATCTTCATGCTATAGCCTTCCTATACTTTTCTGAAATCATTGAGTTGAGTGCCGTTGCCTCTTCCTCCGAAAGGTAATTCGGAGATAGACAGGCTGCATTCAGCAGACCAAGTATGTAGTTGTTGGTTGAGCGCATTTCATCAGGCAAGACGGCAGCATCGGGGAAAAGTGGCAGAGATTCTTGCTTGCAATCTTCAAGATCAACGAAAGACTCAACATGATTAGCAAGCCATCTCTTGCATCGGTTGTTTATTCTTTCGGTTGTCTCCAATGCCTCCTGCGGGCTTTCGGAACACACGATCAGTCCGTGGTTCTCTAGAAATATGATGTTCGCTGGCATGTCTTCTATCAACCTGTTGGTGAGCATCATGCCGGGTCTTGTGTATTCAATGAAATCGTATGAAAGATCGTGGAAGATGTCCCTGATGGTTCCCCTAGCCTCCTTGCTGCAAAGGATGGCATTGAGATGGATAGGATGCGTATGTACTACCACTCGCTCGGGCAACACTACATGGAATCCTGTTTCCATAGATGGCCTGCTGCCCATTTTCCGTGAACGATGAACGAACTCCGTGTATTCCTCCTCCGACTGAAATTCAGGAAAGTCCCCATCTATGTCACAAAGACTGAATCCGTGATGTAGATTTACATCGGACATTCTCGCACCTGATGACTTGATAATGATTCCGCTCTTTGACTTCACGGAAACATTTCCTCCCGGTCCCTGTACTAAGGAAGGATCAAGCGATATCCACTTGCAGAGATTCATGTAATCCCGAAGAGAATCGTAGAATTCCTTCATCCTGTCCATCAATGCAATTCCCTTGCCGTTCACAGAGATGTACTCTAGCGATATCGATCCGTCCCTTCCCTTCGTGAACTTCACCACCACATCCGCTCTCTCTTTCTGCGGCGTGATGTACAATTCCTCGTCCTTCTTTCGCCTCTTCATCGTTTCAAGAACTTGGCTTTCCGTGTAGCCCCTCTTCTTCGTATCTCGCTTCACCTTCCACTCGGTCTTCAGCGTATCATCCGTATCAACAAAGATCGTCAGGTCAGCAAGGCTATAGGTCGGAATGTGGTACAGGGCATGAAGCCCTTCGTACAGAACATGTTCCCTTGGTTGAACCAAAATTGGAGAATCCCATATTCCCGTGTCGTGGTTGTACTTTCTCCGTTCGATGGTTTTGCCGTCCATGAGAGCCCGTATGTCAGCATAGCCTCGCTCCAAGTCGTTCTCTTCTGGATCCAAGTGAGTTTTGATCTTCCACACGGGACTTGTTCTTTCCCATCTGTGTAGATCATCTCCGCTCAGAGTGGTGCAATTCTCCGCACCCAATACCGACTGCATCAAAGTCGATATCGTGGTCTTTCCCACACCCGAACTGCCGGATATGCAGATGAATGCCATCAGATCATCTCAGCGATTTCAAGAATACGCATCATGGGCCTTTCCTGTTCGTGATAAGGCCGATGGCAATGCAAATCCATGTATCCCTTGTTCCTCAATTTGTTCTCATCATACAGATAGTTGCTACCTGTCCATTGAGGTGTAAATCTTCCCTGAGCATCAAACAGTCTTCCTACTCTGTCGATCTTCTGATTCCAAATGTGGTATTCCTTGCCGTAGAAGCCGCTGATCTTCTTGGACTTCAATCCATACCATATCTGTTCGGAGGTATAGCCTTCCTCAGCAATCCAGTACATACCATGAATGTTCTGATTGAGGGTCTTTCTGGCATCCTCCTTTATCATCCCATGCCTCTGTGCTTCAATCACATATTGAACAACTTCCTTGAAGGAACGACCGTTGAAGAACAACTTTTCATAAAGATGACCCTTTGCAACATGGTAATGTCCGGGAAGATCAAAGCCACCATTTGCATACGATCCCAACTTCATAAAGGTATCGGCGGGGATTCCGGGGAATCCATCCGTTCGAGCATCGGGACGCATCTGTGCAGTAAGAGTATAGTTCAGGTGAGCATAGGCATCGTCGGGAATGCTAGGAAGGTCTTCCAAGAAGTACTCGGTCTGCAAAGGTATCTGATCAATGTCACCAATGATCCATGTCTTGTCTGGCTCGGTCTTTGGATAGTAAAATTTGCAGAACTGTATCTGAATGATGTCCGGCAAGTCTTTGTCAAACTGCATCTCCACTACTTGCCCATATTTCTCAGACATGCCACACTTGTTCTTGTCACCAAACAACAGGCATACCGGTTCAACATTGAACTTGGTCTTCCATACACGGGACTGAATGTTCCACCACGGGCTAAATGTCTCGGAGCATCCAAACACCACTTTGTCGAGTTTCATCTTGCTTCTCCATTTTCCTTCATGGTCTTTATTGTGTTCATTGTCTCTTTATACTTCACATATTTCGGATTGATGTACCAGTCTTCGAACGGCCATCCTCTGTGTAGATCCGAGGAAATCGCCATGTGACCCACATTGTCAACGATTCTTATGTAACCGTTGCGAGTCAAGAGGTCAAACACATCTCTCTTGAGTTCATCCACTCCAGCATTACGAGAATATAAATTGTGTTCTATGGTTGCGATCTTGAATTCATAACCACCACCAACAAAAGACTCAATGGCCTTGTAGTCATTTCCTTCTATATCCACGGACAGATAGTCAACCACAGTTGGGCATCCATTTGCAGAGAGAACATCGGAAAGAAGGACTGTTCCTTCTGACCCATCCCCGATGAAGCAAGAAACACATTTGCACTTTCTACCCAACATTCGCTCCATGCTTCCATCTATGGCTATACCTTCCCACCCTCTTTCCTCAAACATCAAAGAATTGCTGTTTATGTCGATGGCTTGGTCATATCCAGCACCGACATCCACAAAGAACCCCTTGGTGGGACGAGACAGAAGAATGTCTACGAATTCATCTTGAAATGCTTGCGAATACATCATTCACCCCAATTCAGGCCATCATTGCCGCCCGAAATGTATTTAGCCATCCCTTGCGACAAACGGTTCATCCTGTAGTCATCTCCCTGCAAGATTTGCCAGATTTTTTCAGGGACTTGCTTGTTGGGTATGGCACTCAAATTCCTTACCCATGCGTTGTGGTGATATGCTATGTCCTTGACCGCCCATGTCTTCTTGGGATCAAGGAACATCTTTACACCCAACCAATGGATGGGTGCATCCCCCCACCGTCGATAATAAATGTTTCCTGTCCGGTCAAGATGATCGAAGTAATCCATGTACTCCTTGCCTCGGAAGAAAGAGAACTTTGCAATCTCAAAGTTCGTGTAGAAGAGCCGATAGTTCCACTTTCCATCCACCAAGCAACTCTTGAAATACTCGCTCATTTCGATGTTGTTTGTCTTCAGGAAGTTCTCGGTTTCTTCCCATAGACCCTGTGCAACGCTAGGAACCTCTCCATCTTCCTCACTCATGTAGGCATATTCATAGCCTTCATTCTTCATTCGCTCAAATGGATCGTAAGAAATGGGGGAGTAGATGTAGGAATCGGAATCAAGCCTCCAATACCAATCATACTTGAGCAATCTCTCATCCCGATAGATTCCTCCCGAATGGAAGCGACACATGTGTCGGTAACCCATCCAAGCCTCGCTCAATGGCACGATGTACTTGCTTTCATCGGCAGATACCCAAGAAGGCATTTCGAAAGAAAGAAGTTCAAAGCGAATGCTCGGAATGTAGCCAAGTTGACGATGCAACTGAACCGTCAGGTTGGCAACATCAGTCTTGGTTATGTCATCATGGAACACGATGATCGGATATTCCCGTGCTTGCTTGAAGTTGTAGCAAAGCAAACTGAGACTGCGGTAAAGCAGGGGCAAGTCACGCTTTCGTGACATATAGATGATCGCGGCATTCTCAGCCATTTGTCAAATTCACTTTCCGCATTTCCTGAATGTTTGTCTGTTCTGTTGGCCGTTGTGTTTCCGTGACTTGGGGTGACCATCTGTATACGCACATCACCTTATCCAAGACATATTGCGTCTTGGCCTTCTCCAATGCACCGAGAGTGAATGCGGCATCCTCGGCCCAATTGCTGTCACCAAACGGAACCGTCTTTATCATGGAAGTCTTCCATGCACACCATTGCCAAGGAGGACGCTTGCAAGGAATAGTGTTGCCCTTGGAATCAACTTCAAGTTGGTCGAAAGGATGAACTCTGTTATGGTCAAGGCTCGTCTTCACCAACCATGTCTTGCCGTTGATGGTGGCTTCTTGATTGTAGCAAATCACATCCATATCCATTTCTTCCGTGATGAGTCCACGCATGGTTGCGATGTAGTCACCAACCACATCATCGTCATCATCAATGATGCATGAATACTTTCCGGTTGCCATGGAGAGCAACAGGGACTTCTTTCTTCCTATGCTCATCATCTTGTTGTCAACCAAAGACAGAACCTCTATGTCCTTGCTGTCGCCAATCTGTGTGAGCAGGCGAGAATACAGAGGATGCAAGTACATTCTCAGGCGATTGGGGATGCTCGGAATGCATATTGAAAGTTTGATGTCAGTCATGCGTTTCCCACCTTGTGATTTATCCATGCTTCGTTGCAGCCAATCGTCATGCCGTATTCGAAGCCATTTTCAGAAAGCATTCGCTTACATTCTTCTGTGGCATGATTATTCTGATGAAACTCTACCAGAACAACATAAGTCGGTATCGACCAATCAAATGTCTTGAGAACACCATACTCGCCACCCTCAACATCAACCACCAAGAGGTCGATTCTGTTGGGCTTTCCTGCCTCGGCAAGGATGGCATGGAATGGCTTGCTCTGTACGGGTATTTCGTGTTCCTTTCCATACAGATTCGTTTCTATGTGGGTGTCCTTGATCCCGCCACCGGAATCACCACCGTTTCTTGAGTAGAACAGTACCGTTCCATCAACCTCAGATACTGCGTAGTTGAAGTTCTTGCAATTCGGCCTGTTTGCCCACAGACGCTTGTACTGGTTGGGTTCGGGTTCAATGAGAATGCCGGTCCAACCAAGTTCATCTTCAAAGAACTTCGTGTTCGAATAGGTCACCCCATCCATCGCACCAAGTTCAACGAAGAATCCGTTGCGGTAGTTCAGGTACTTCTTCCACAGAATGACATCCTCTGACTGTTGCGAGTAGAACATCACGAAATCTCCACAGGCAACCCAAAGTTGATTGCCTTTCTCTCCAAGAACTTCTGACGATCAACGGTCTGCCCGATTCTCATGTTCCGAACCATCAACTCATCATGCCATGGGACGAAATTGTGGAAGATGGGTCTTCGGTCGATATGACGCAACACTCCCAACTTCGTGAATACCAGAGTCTGTTCGTCATCACAGGACTCCGAAACATAGTCGGGATGATAGATGTATCCGAAGCGATCATACAGTTTGCGGCCAATCACAGGCAGGGTGATGAGTCCCTTCCATCCTTCAGGTCGCCCATCAATCTTGGTTTCAAGCCTAGGATCGGTATTGTAGTTGATGGCACCGTTGGTATCAGGGAATTCGGTGAGCATGTCATTGGCGATGATGTCATCCCAACCATTTTCCTGCGGCTCCATGTCATCGGCTGTTGCCACCACAACATCCCAAGGAACATCCAAGGGAATGTCACGATTGATTGCGTTGATCTTGCCTTTGCTTTCGCCGTAATGGTACATGATCTTGGCAGTACCCCTTTGGTTCTGCTTGGCAAGGAACCCACGAATCCTGTCGTTGTTCATGAGGGGATCATCGCTGTCCATGCTGATTACAACGGTGATCTCATGCTTCTCGGAGATGCGATCCATGTATCCCAAGAAGTTGGTGACAAACTTTTGTGGTCGCTGACGAGTCGGGTATTTCAATAGTATGTGCATTTAATCGCTCCAATTGCAGCCGTCAATTCCAGTCTTTGCGTATCGATCCAAGGCATATAGAAGCCTCGCTCTTCTTCCCTTGGGATTGCTGTCCCCATCAACATAGCGGAGAATGTCATCCGAAACCTTTCCATCCTTCAGGGAACTCAGATTTCTCAGCCAATTGTTGTGCTGATAGGTCATGTCCTTGACTGCCCATGTCTTGCTTTCGTCCATGAGCATGTTGACTCCTAGCCAATGGATCACATTGTCGCCCCATCGGTTGTAGTAAATCTGTCCCGTCTGATCAAGATGGTCAAAGTATGCCATGTAATCGTTGCCTCGGAAGAATGACAACTTTCCAATTTCAAAGTTGGTGTAATACATGGTGTGATCCCATGTCTTGCCATCTTCCAAGGAATGTTCCTTCAACTGCTTGCTCATGGATATGCCATTCTTCTTCATGAAGTCCATGGTTGTATCCCACAGCCCCATACAGACACGGGGCAAATCCTTCTCATCAGTATCTCCCATGTAGGCATACTCGTATCCGTTGTCTGCCATTCTTTGGAATGGATCGTAATCCACGGGAGAGAGAATGTATGAGTCTGAATCCAATCGCCAGTACCAATCATACTGAGCCATGCTTGGATGGCGATAGATCCCACCCGAATAGAACCGACACATATGACGATACCCCATCCAGAACTCGTTGAGGGATGTGGTGTACTTCGATGGATCAGGAGAAACCCACGAAGGCATCTCCCACTTCAACTCTTCGAAGTTTATCTTTGGCATGAATCCAAGTTCACGGTGCAGGGCAACCATGAGACTTGACATTGCCACACGATTCAAGTCATCATGAAAGACAAGGACAGGATACTGCTGTGCGTACTTCCAGTTCTTGAACAGCATGACGAGACTCCGATGAAGAATCGGCAAGTCCCTCATGCAAGACATGTATGTAACTACCGCATTTTGAGCCATGATCTAGATTTCACCTTCCTGCATACTGTATGGATTCAGATGTACTGTCGCTGTATCGGTAGTGATGCAGCACTTTATCTATGTGGGTTTCGGAAGTCACATACGGAAGCATCCGCATGACCCAATCCAAGTCCTCGCCATATGACGATGGGCGAAACGGAATGTTCTTTGTGATTTTGGAGCGCCAGAAGCACATGTGGTATGGAGGCCGACGAATCGTCCTCATGCCCGATCCCGGCACCCACGGCTCATGCGGGTTGCCAACTTTGAAGTTCACCATGAATTCCTCGCCATTCACGGAGCAATGTTGGTCAAAGGTGATCACATCCGCAGGCGTTTTTTGCATCGCCTCGGTGAGGGACGAGACATAATCATTGGAAACCATGTCATCATCGTCAAGAAACCCCATCCACTTGCCCCGTGCAGCCCCAAGAAGAGCCTGCCGCTTCTCTCCGATGGTCATGCACTTATTATCGATGAGCGTAAGAACCTCCACGCTGCCATCCGTGATTTGCTTCTCCAACTTTTCCTGCAATGGAAGATAGTACTTTTCGATCCTGCTCGGAATCGACAGGATCATCACGGTGAACAGGACATTGTTTCTATCTGTTGGCATGGTCTTTCCTCACCTTTGAAAGGTCGTAATCATACATCATTTTCGCCAAGGTTGCAAAGTCAACCTCTGGTTTCCACCCAAGGATGGAATGTGCCTTTGACGAATCCCCAACAAGGGATGGTATCTCGTTTGGTCGAAACAACTTCGGATCGACCACCACATAATCCTCATACGAACCAAGTCCCGCATGATCGAATACCACTTGAAGGAATTCTCTGACTGTGTGTTCCTTCCCCGTGGATATCACGAAATCATCCGCTTCCGTCTGCTGCATCATCAGCCACATGGCTTCGACATAATCCCCCGCAAAGCCCCAATCACGCTTGACATCGATGTTTCCCAACACAAGGTTGTCCTGCAATCCCTCCCGTATCCTTGCTGCTCCAATCGTGATCTTGCGAGTCACGAATGTCTCTCCACGGCGTGGGCTCTCATGGTTGAACAGGATGCCGCTTGAGGCATAGAGTCCGTAGGCAGATCGATACATCTGAGCGCAATAGTGTGCGTAGACCTTGGACAATGCATACGGGGAAACGGGCTTGAATGGGCTGTTCTCGTTGAATCCATTCGGTCCCGATCCCTTGCTGATGCCGAACATCTCAGAGGAGGATGCTTGGTAAAACTTTGTCTTGGGCGACACCGACTTGATGACATTGAGCAAGTTCATCGTGCCTTGGCATATCGTTTCCGCCGTATGTTCGGGCATCTGGAAGGAAATCCCCACATGGGACTGCGCTGCAAGGTTGTATATCTCATCGGGCAGATATGTCTTCACTATGTGGTTGGTACGAGACACATCGCTGACATCGCATATCTCCAACTCAAAGTTCGGATTGCTCAGGATGGATTCGATCCTGTGGGTGCTTGAGGACGGAGAACGGCGCAGTCCGACCACACGATAGCCCTTGCCAAGCAAGAATTCGGCAAGATAGGAACCATCCTGCCCATTCACTCCGGTGATGACTGCTACCTTATCCACTCAAAGCCCGAAGTTCTTGTCTCTTCGGTTCTTGTAGTTCTCCCCATCGACGGAATAGAACGCAGGATTCTCGTTCCTCATGTACAAGGCATCGACACCAATGTCAATCCAATAGTGCTTGATGATAGTGTTGTCGATATAGGTCACCTTGTGGAGGATTCTGCTGACATCCGTGAATTCGTTGTCGCAGTAGACACTCTTGTAGGAAGGATGGTAAATGTACCCGAAGCGATCATAGTACTTCTTGCCGAGGATGCACAGGGTGTTGAGGCTTTCTCCTCGCCGCCCATCGTTGTAGTGCAGCACTCCATCAAAGTCAGGATAACATAGAACCATGTCCTTCATGATGATGTCATCGTATCCTGCCTTGACGGGAATCATGTCATCAGAGGCAAGGAGAAGAACATCGTAATCCCATCCACGATCAAGATCAGCATTGACTGCGGAAATCTTGGAATTGGATTCCCCATAGAACCACTTGACATTCTCTCCTTGCCTCTCAAGCCAACTGTGCATCCCCTTGTTGTTCATGGTGATGTCATCCTTGTCAAATGACAAGACGAATGTGACATCGTGCATACCCGAAAGCATGTTCTTGTACAGCCCGAATGTCTCCATGAACCGACCCGGCCTTGACCGGGAAGGGAACTTAATCAGCAGTCTTTTCCGCTCCATCGGCTTCCACCTCTTCCATGCCATACTTGAATTCCTTGGAGGCTGCGGCATCGATGGCCTTTAGGATTTCCTCGGTGTAATACTTTTCCGGGTTCTTGTTGATCTGTGACTCAAAGACGGACTTGCCATCGGGCAGTTCGATCTTGGTCGAACTCTTCTTGAAGACCCCGTGCTTGATGGCAAGCGGGACGAGTCCATAGTACTTGTCCAAGCCCTTGTCGAAGGTCAACAGGGTATCGATCATCTTGTTCTCGCGGGTAAGGCGACCCTTGTACAACTTGCAATGGATGATGTTGCCGATCACCTCGTTGTCCACCTTCTCCTTCTTCTTGGAAAGGTACACGATGGTGGAGGCTGCGTACTTGAGTCCCGTGCCGCCGCCCATCTCCTTGGTTGGGACATAGGCACCAATCACATCGTAGGTGTGGTTGGTGACGATCAGGGGAATGTTGTACTTGCCCAACTTCAGGGTCACGGTACGGAAGACCGACTTGATAATCTGCGAACGGGTCATGTCGCGGACTTCCTTGCCTTCAAGACCGTCGTTCATTTCCTTGCTGGTGGAAAGCATCCCGAGAGAGTCAAGTACAACCAGGATCGGCTTGCGATCCTCTTCCTTCATCTTGCCGTAACTGTCAAGAATCTGCAACATCTGGTGGCGGAACTGCTCAACCGTTGCAACAGGGAAAACGGCAACCCGCTTGGGATCAAGCCCACGGTCGTTGATCATGTCGCTTGTCACGGCCTGCTCCGTGTCAAAGTACAGGATTGCCCCGTCCTTCTTTTCCTCTAGGAACTTGCGGGCAATGCCCAAGGCAAAGTATGTCTTACCCGTTGCCGACTCGCCAGCGATGCCGAGGATCTTGTTGTCGGGCATACCGCCGTAGATCGTCCCTGACAGCAGGGCATTGAATGAATAGGAGCCGGTATCAACGAAGCCCGATACATCGGACTCCAATCCATCGACTGCCAGAGATGCGTGTTCGTTGCCAGAATCCTTGAGAATGCTCTTCAGAAAGTTGCTCATAGTGTAGACCTCATTGTTGAGTGATTATATCACATCATGTGCCAAGTGCAACGATGTGTTCGCAGTAAATTCGCAGACAGTTGACATGGGCAATTCGACGGACTCGTTCGGGAACATTGCATTGCTGACAGGCAATTGTTTCCGTGCAGACCACTTCAGGAACCCCCTGATCGTGCATGAAACTTTCAAAAGACCCCTTCTTGTGGGTTTCGATGATCGTGTTGCTGTCGCTGACCTCCATCCATTGCTCCAATTCGTTCACAAGCGTGAAAGGCAGGGCATCATCATCCCCGGCATAGTAGATGTATGCACCACCATAGCGATTCCTCATGTCTTCGTGCATAGTGTAATAGCCATTCCTAGCAAGACGCAGGACAAGATCCAAATTATCAAATAGACCTTGGGCCTCGGAGGATGGCTCAATTACGCTCTGTATCAACTTGCGGTTCTCGGGTTCGGCATAGTTGGGGTCTTGGCTACGGATGTTGTTCCGCATTCCCATCATGTTTCCCTCCACGGAAACCAAAGGCATGTAGGAAATGTTGATGTTCTTAGCGAAGAACTTGGAATCATCGTAACCAACAAAATCCATCAAACCTAGGGTAGCCGCTTCCTCATCACCGTGCCAACCGGTTGCCACAAGCATGGATGGAAGATTGGGATTCGGATTCTCGGGGTGGAAGATGCTGACCGATCCTGCGTATGTGTGTGCATAGCCGCTTGGGAGTCGCTTTGCGAACTCCGACAGATAAGCCTTGGCATTATGGCGCAGAAATGAGTCGATCATGCGAACAGGTCTTCCAATGAACTTGTCTTCTCCATCTTCCATCCGATGCAGTTGATGATTGTCCGCAGGGGTTCCTGAAAGGACTTTTCGAACTGCGTATCATAGTCAATGTATTTATCCAAGCCCAACTCGCTTGGAAACGCCGAAGAAAACGAGATCACATGTTCACGAATCGTATTGGGAATCTTCAGGTACACGAACTTGATCTTCTCGCCCTCGCTGATGAGAGGATACTTCTTCGACAATCCCTTCTCCTTCAACCAATGATTGTATACGAGCGAGCCCTTGACCGCGATGGGAGTTGACTTGCGGTAGATGGAGGAAGAGTCTCTGTATTCGGACATCTTCTTGCAGGAACGGGGGAAGGCAATTTCGTGGATCGGGGACTTGCGGAAGCGATCATGGAAGTCCGCGACGAAGGCTATCAACTGCTCCTCGGTGCCGTTCATGATGATCCGAATCGATTCCTTCAAGGCATCACGAACAATCTGTGGGGTCGATGACCGCGAAGTTTCGATACCCATGATCTTCAGGTCGGGAGTGCCAAGCAGAACATTCTCCTCTCCCATGAAGACATTGAGCATGTACCGCTTCTTTGCCGTCCATATGCCCTTGGATGCAATCGCCTCCCGCTTCATGTGCATCTTCTGACCGTAGGCATTCTGCTGCTTGGCGAGGTCTTCATACTTCTTGTTGATGAAGGGCTGCAATACATCGTTGCAGAACTTGTCAAGGAACTTGGTGATCTTCTGCTTGTCTGTTTCCTGCGGCATTACCTGTTCGACCAACTTTCCCAACCGCAGATAAACGGAGTCCGTGTCTGCGGCAATGATGAAGTCTTCGGTCTTCTTGGTCTTCAGGCTCTTGTTCAGGAAGTCATTGAGATGGCGTTCGATCCAACGGATGGACAACTGACCCGACAGCGTGATGGCTTCCGCAATGTCCTGATCGTAATAGCGGAAGTACTCGTTACCGCAGGCACCGAATGCCGAGTTCAACTGAATCTTACGCACAAGTTGGAAGTTGTGAAACTTGGAGATGTCGTTCTTGACTTTCTTGACTTCCTCTGGATCCGCATCATCGCCCAAGGTCTTGAGCCTGCGCTTGGCATCAAGCAACTTGCCCTTGTACATCTTGCGTTCCTCATACATCACTTCCATGAGGTAAGGCAACATGCCCTGCACATCGCGGCGGAAGGTGATGCAATTGGCGGCAACCGACAAGTCATTGTCCTGCCACTTGGCCATCTGCTTGGCTATGTCCGAATCCTCCTGCCACGGGCCAGACAGGAACTGATCCACGGGAAAAGCATTACGCTTGCCATGATTGGTCTTTGTCTCGGGGCTGAGGTTGTACTGCATCATCAGGTGTGGGTACAGGGAATCCAAGTCGAAGGATGCCACCCATTGATGCTCCCCGACGATGGGCTCCTTGACATATGCACCTTCGAACTTGTCCTCCTTTTCGATCCCTCCCCGCTTCATGGGGATGGCGATCTTTCGCTTGCAGAGTTCGTGGTAGATGATTGCGTCCCATGTGCGGACTTGGGAGAAGACATCGTTCAGGTTCACCTTTGCGCTGTAAGCAAGCGCAAGGGCAAGTTCCATCAACTTCAACTTCTGCTCAAGACGGTCAACGAGATTGGTGTCGTGGATGTTGTACTCAATGAACCGCTGAAAGTCATTGCGGTAGAAGTCTGCCAACGATCCATCGTAGGCGATCTTTCGGTCGGACAATTCAACCCATGCGATGTGGTCTAGTTTGTAGGACTCCCGTGTGACATAGGTGAACTTGCGATACAGGTCGAAGTAGTCAAGGATCGACATGCCGATCAGATCATACACCTCGTTCTCTCGCTCCATGACCTCAACGATTCGGCTCTTGATGACCCGCCACGGCGACAGCCGCATGGCTTCCTTCTCGCCAAACAGGCGAGTGATGCGATTGACAAGATAAGGAATGTCGAAGAAGTTGACATTCCACCCCGTGATGATGTCAAGATCAAGGGACTCCCATGCCGCAAGAAACTCCCGCAGCATCCGTCCCTCATCGTCGTACTGAAAGCACTTGACATTCTCGTCAGGGATAGAGAACTGTCCAAGACCAAACACGAATGTCTTGTCCCTGAACTTCAGGGTGATTGCATTCACCCGCTCGTTGGCGGTATTGATCTGCGGAAATCCTTCCTCGGACTCCGTTTCGATGTCGATGAATCCAATGCGTAGGAGAGAAGGATCATACTCAACCTCGCCCTCAAAGGTGTCACCGATGTATTGGTAGATGTACTCGGTGTTGCCGAAGATTTCGAACCCACCGACATCTCGGTATTCTTCCACGAACTCGCGGCAATCCTTGATGTCTCCCGGCTTGAACGGCTCCACCCCACGGCCATCAAGAGTATGCCACTCGGGATTTCCTCCCTTGCTCGGGACGAATAGGGTCGGGCTGTAGGAAACCTTCTCATGCACCCGCTTGCCGTTGGCATCATAGCCACGGTGAAGGATGCTGTTGCCACGAATAGAGATGTTCGTATAGAAGGGCTTCAAGCAAGGAACTCCGAAAGGCTGGCAGTCACCTCATCCCGAATGCGGCCCTCTGCAAGGGCGATGTAGTCGGGATTCAGTTCCGTACCAATATAGTTCCTTTCGTTGTTCAATGCAACTACCGCCGTTGTGCCGCTGCCCGTGAAGGGATCGAATACCGTTCCTCCCTTGGGGCATCCTGCCAAGACACAAGGTTCGATAAGTTCTTTTGGGAAAGTTGCAAAATGTGCCCCACGGAAAGGCTTGGTGGTGACAGTCCAAACAGAACGCTTGTTCTTGCCGCCTTCCCCAAAGGCTCTGAAACTGCCGGTGGTGTTTCCTCTGCCCTTTATGGGTTCTTCGATGCTTCCTCCATTTTTACTTTCCTTGCCTTTACGCATTTCCCCAACATGACTCCACTTGTGTGGTTCCTTGATTGCATTGTGGTCATAATAATACTTTGGCTTCTTGGACAGCAAGAAGATATATTCGTGTGCCTTGGTGCAACGGTCTTCCACGCTTTCGGGCATCGGGTTTGGCTTGTGCCAGATAATGTCCTGACGGAGATACCAACCATCCGCCTGAAGAGCAAGTGCCACCCGCCAAGGAATGCCGATCAAGTCCTTCTGCTTCAGACCGTTCTGCTTCTGTCGATTGGCAGGGATGGAGTCGGTTGGCATCCCACGATTGTTGCCATTTGCCACCGTCTGTGGAGGAGGAACGCAAGTAGCCGACATGTAAGAGTCCCCCAAATTGAGCCACAAAGTTCCATCATCACGAAGAATGCGACGAACCCCACGGAAGACTTCAACCATTTTCTTTACATATCCCTCAACGGTGTCCTCCTGCCCTATCTCGGCGGGTTCAAAAAACTTCATGAGATCATCGGGGATGTCAGACTTCTTATAGATCATACCAAAAACTCTTTCTGTGTGTTTTGTTTTGAGTGTATCCAATGGTGACATATTTCACAAACCAAAGCAAGATTGTTGACATCTGTTCTTAACTCAATCGATTCACTAAATGGTCTTATGTGGTGGATGTGAAAAGGAACATCTTCTGCTTCGCATTTATGCAATCCACATCTTCTACAACACGCACCATCACGATTCCAAACAGTTCTACAGGCAGTCTTCCATTCCTTGCTCGTATAGAATGCCTGTCTTTCTGGTGTTACCCCACCTTTCCAGTTCGGATTTAGTTCACCTTTACGGTTCCACATTGGATTGTCCGCTCCAAACGAACCCCAATATTTGATTGCTCTTGCTTCGGATATTTTTCGTGATGGTATTTGATGCTTTTTGATCCAATGACGAACAGCAGGTTCTGATACACCCATTTCGGATGCTATGTCTTGCATGGATCGCTGCTTTGACAAATATTGTTCTTCAAGCCATTGTTTGTCCCACAGTTTATTGGGGGTTCTCCAATGGCTGTTTTTCTCAAATGTTCCATCAGGTTTTCTTTTTTGACCCATATAGTTTCTCCATACTATATATGGAAGATCACTCCGAAATATGGTCAATACCTCTATTTTTTAATTCAGTTAACACATACTCCACCTGTTCGGGTGTCAAATCCTCTCGGAGTTTTACACCATCGGGCAAATATGAACGCAGGCCAAAATAGGGAGGAGATGTGATGCAAGTATTAATGCATCCTTCGGGCAATGTTGCCATGCCCTTGATGCAGTCACCTTGGATGATCCGATGCGTGTTCATTCCATTAAATCCTCTAGTGTTACTCTTTTTGGAAGGGAAGACAAAACGCCTCTCTTCGGGTCTATCTCGTTCAGCCCAATGGCTTTTGCGAGTTGCTTCACGAACTCCTCTGCTCTTTCAGTACCGATCCGCTCATAGTACAACTTATAGTGTTCATGTGCAAGATCAATCGCTTCGGGAAGAAGTTTATGTCGTTTTGAACAATTGTAACTCGCATGAAGTATTCTCAAATTGACGGGGTGATGAATGCCGCCGTGAATAATCGGCAGAATGTGATCTATGTGGTAGGTTTGCCCTGTCTTTTTTTGAAGTTGCTTTCGTGTTCGCTCTAGTAAAAGAACTGCTTGTATTTCTTTAACTGTAAGTGGCACTAAACTTTGGGTTTTCCGATATTTCTTTCTTCTACACAACTCCGCTGCTTGTTCGGGATTGTTTCTCCACCAATCTTTTCTCCATTTATTTCTCCACTTCTTCCATTTTTGGGGATCTTTTGATTCGTATTTCCTCTTTGATCTGTTAACCCGATTCCTGTTTTCTTTCTGCCATCTTCTATGATTTTCTCTTACCTGTTCACGATGGGCTTCTGCCCATGCTTTTGCTTGTGCAATTTTCTTATCTCTGTTTGCAAGGTATCTTGCCTTTGCAGCAGCCTTCGCCTTTTCTTTGTCTTTATACGGCATACCTCACCCCGCATCAGACGATATTGCCGTATCCCCTGCCACGAACAAAGAAGTTTTCTTCGAAGTCGGTGAAATCGAAGCACTCCTTGGCATACTCAAGAATGATGTTCTTGTCGAACTTGTTGCAAGAATAAACATCAAGAGTGATGAAGTGAGTTGGTTCCATGGAATGAATCTGAATTCCACTTTCAATCAGCGGAACCCAACCGCTCACACCGGCCTTCTGTGGATACAGTTCCTTGCCGTAATGAGTAGGCCCATGAATGACAATGGGCTGACTCATGCGAGTCATGCCGATGCGGTCAACCACCCGCTCAAGGAATCGGTAGGTGAGTTCCAAGTCATCGGCTGCTCCTGCACGGCAGTTGTACATATCCAAGTAGTATGAGTATCCGAATGGGTTGTTTGTCATTTCAGTAGTTCTCTCTTTACCTTTGTCCAATACTCTAGAGTCTTCGGGTTTCGGTGGCCTTTCGGGCCACCGTTGTGGATCCTAGCCAATTGCTCATCTGTTGCATTCTTAGGAGCATAACGATCCCAATAGGCAAGGACGATTCGCTTGGCATACTCCTTGTCGAAGCAATCCTCGTAACGACCTCCGATGTTCTTGTCATGCTCAACGGCATCCTGCCAGTAAGAACGCCAAATCTGAAATGGACCGATTGCTCGTCCATTGTCGCCCACAGCCTTTGCGTTTCCTCGCGACTCAACTTGCTCAATCGCCTGCAAGAGGCGTTCGTGTCGTGAAAAGGTTGGCACCGCCGCCACAGCAACCGTTGCGTAAATGAGGAGGGCCGACAGGATCAATCTCGCACTTTTCATTTTCATGGTTCTCCGTTAGGTAAACAGGGGGTTCCCTATTACTGGTATCGGCATTCCCGCCCACAGAGATGAAATTTTCCTGACTCTTTTTCTTATCGGAAATGTAGGAGTACAGAAGTACCGAATAATTAATCATGTCAAGAATGGTGTCCTCAAGGGACTCATCCTTGACCTCAAACTTACCGGCCTCAAGAAAAGATGACAGTCTGCTCATCTTATCGGTCATTCGAACGAGCATTCCTGCCTCAGTCTTGCAGATGCCCATCGACTCCACACGGGTGAAGTTGGCAAACGGCTCCACACCATGCTTTCCTGCGTAGTCAGCATTCTTCTTTCTCATCAGGTTGCGTGACTTATCGCAGAGGGTCGAGTGCATATTCAGAAGTTCTTCTCGGTTCATTATGAAACTCCGGTAGAGCCAAAGCCACCCGCTCTGTTGGTCTTTTGGGCAATGTCCTCGGTGGTGGGTACGAGGTTGTAGTTCAGTACAGGAACCATCTCGGCCTGTGCGATGCGGTCACCGTGGTTGATTCGAATCGGAATGTTGCTGATGTTCAGCACGATGATCTTAGTCTCATCGGTATAGTCCGAATCAATGATGCCTTCGGCATTGCCCATCACAAGACCCGCCTTCAGGGCAAGACCAGAGCGGGCATGGATGCGAACAGAGTAACCCTTGGGAATGTCAAAGATGATCCCCGTGGGAACCATCATTCTCTCGCCGGGATTGATGACTACCGCTCTTGGACTGTCTGCCTTTTTCCATTCAATCGTTGAAATTGGGGAGGAGATGGAAGTCGAATCAGCATTAAAGCCATCGATCTTCTTGAGGTTGGGATGAAAGAATGCCCGAAGGTCAAAGCAGGCGGATTCCTGCGTGGCCAAAGCGAGATCGGCCACCTTCGGATGCAACTTCAGGTAACGAAGCGTCCTTGGTTCATCGTTGTTCATAGTTCAGACATTGTATCGCAGCAATCAACCCCCGTCAAGCAATCACTCGCTGTCAGGTGACTTTTTTCTGCCGATGTTGTACTTGGGAACCAATTCCCAATCCTTCTTTTCCCCGTAAGGCAGAATTTTCAAATACGACACGGGCACTACAGGTTCCTTGCTCTTGGCAGTTTCGACAAGTTTGACCAAGCCCCACTCGGCCAATAGGTTTGCGATGGTATTTCGTCGGGCAATGTCGCTCTCGGGGAATGTCGTTGGCATTCCGTCAAGCATGAACAATTCCTTGAAATGGACGATGTAGTACTTGCCCTTCTTGTGGAGAATGTGGCAGGACTGGTAGAGTTTATTTTCGGTCTTGGACGAAATCCCGATTCGGGTAAGCGTTTCCTTGACCTTTAGGAAGTTCTCCTGCTGTGGCAGGGTCACCTCAATGAATGTTGACAAATCCATGACGATCTCCTAGTTGGGCATACAGGAGATATTTAGTCAATCCGTGTTTCAGGATTTGCGAATTCCGCCCTTGTTGTTTCTTTCCTTGATTTCCTGCAAGTCCCTATCGGTCAGCAAGGCAAGATATTCTGCTGCCCTACGGCGACTGACCTGAAAGTGTTCGACCACCAAATCCTCAAGATCGTCCTGCTCTGCCTTGATCCACTTGGCATACCGCTTCTTCTTGCGAACCGTTGAATACAGATAGTCATACTGCATTCGCTTGTCAAGGAATGGAGCGGCATTCATCTCGTTGGCAGAGAGGATCGTGTCGGGAGTGAACGACAGCCCACGGTTGACCAAGAAGGGAGTGTATGCCTTCTCTAGGTCTGAATTCTGCTCAAGGATGTTTCCGGTCTTTTCGTTGATGCTCTTCACAAACTCAAACGGGTTCATTTTTTCCCTTCACCGACATCAAGGTCATCGATATCGTCATCGCATCTCAATGAGATGATTAACTTTACTGGTATGTAAATCCACTTGTTCTGATACACATCAAAGAACGAGTGCAGTAGGAACGAGTCGTATGCATTGATGCCATGATAGCGATCAATGAGTGGTGCTTCAACAAAGTCATCGCTCATTGAGGCAACTTTGTGCTTTGCCTTGGCCTTCTTGCGCTTGCCGTCGATGTCTTCGTAGTCAATCTCAAGGGTCTTGGGCTGTATCTTCTCTAGGATCTTGTCCATCCATTTTGAGAAAATTATCTCCGAGGTTCCCGTCAATTCAAAGATCGTGGTCACTTCATCAACTATCTTGGCTTGGCTTTTGGTTGCCTTCACCGCAAAGTAGTTCTCGCGGTCAACCATGAAGTTTCTGCGAATGGTTTCGCACTCTTCAATGTAGGAGGTGTAGTCGTACTTGTGAGACAACTTCTCCACTACTTCTATCGTCTGATCCAACTCCTCTTCCGTGAGCATTTGGCTGATTTGCACAACTTTCTGCACGGGATTGGTCAGACCATCCGAAGTGATGAGTTCCTGCCGAAGAAGATCATTGATCTTGGATATCTCCTCGCGGTACTCCGCGATGAAGTCCTTGATCTTGTACTTCTTGTTGATCAAGTGCAGATTGATCGACAGGTCATTGAGGCTAGGGATCTTCTTGTCCATACCGACCTCCCTTCGCTCTCTATTTATCGAAAGGTGCAATCGGAAGCAAGCATGAGACAGCAAGCGACTAGGTTGATTTCCTGATCCGCGACGAACGCAGACTTGTACTGATACTCCGACAGAATCAGCACGGCCTGTGGAATCGATGGAGCGTCGATGTGGTCTTGCAGAGAATCATAAATACGGCGGAAAATTCCTGCCATCTCCTTGTCGGCGTTGTCTACTGCCCACTTGCGGATGCCATTGAAGTCCTTCTTCTTCATCGATTCGATGAGGGAGTTGACCGTGATGTCCGTAGATGCAGACAGGATGCCCGAGTCAATCGCACCCGACACAGAATAACGCTGAATCAGGTTGAGAACCTTGCGGAAATCGGGGAAGTTCTTTACGATGAGTTGGGCAACCACCTTCTCGTCATAAGCGATCCCCTCGCTGCCAAGCACGAACTTCGCCCGTTCAAGAAACTCCGATGCAAGCGTTGGCTTCTCCTTGCTTGGAATCTTGAAGTCGATCATCGTGCAGCGGGAGTGCAGCGGTTCGATGATCCGACTCTTGAAGTTGCAAGTCATGATGAAGCGACAGTTTGCCGCGAACTCTTCGATGAACCCACGGAGTGCGGGTTGCGTGGACTGCGGATTGAGATAGTCAGCCTCATCAAGGATGACAACCTTCTTCCCTCCACCAAGGGCAACGGTCGATGCAAAGTTGCGGATGCGAGTCCGCAGCACATCGATGCCGCTGTCCTCACTAGCATTCACGAACAGGTAGTCGATGCCTAGTTCGTTGCATAGTGCCTTGGCTACCGTAGTCTTGCCGCAACCCGCACCGCCGTTGAGAATCAAGTTGGGGATGTCGCCAGTCTTGGCGATATCCTCAAACATCTTCTTGATGTTCTTGGGCAGGACGCAATCGGCAATTTTGGCGGGACGATACTTTTCAACGAGAAGCGACATTGGCGATCTTGTTGTTGGAAGCCTCGTACTCGCTGTCTGCCTCTAGTGAAATCCAATAGGTGATGCCGTTGCTGTTGCGGAACTGACTCACCTTCTTCTCGCTGATGCCCACCTCGTAGGTGCCAGGAATCATCTTCAGGTTCTCGGTCTTGAAGAGGAAAGAGAAAGCCGCACCGCTCTTGTTCTCTCCGACATCGATGCTGTAGGAGTGGCTTGTGCTGTCCTTGCGATCAAAGACACGGAGAACCATGCGGTCATCGTCGGTGGACTCCAATGCAAGGTCAGGTGCCTGAAGGACGGATGCAGCCTTCTGCAACTCCGTGTAGTCCTTGGCCGTGAGGGTGAAGTTCACGGGAGTCCCCGGCATCTTCAACTTCTTATCGGCCTTGACGAGCAGTTCGGGTTCGCTGTAGTAGTACTTCACCGAAGCCTTGCTGCCGGTGGAGGAAATCTCCACATAGGAATCGCTGAAGTCAAACTCGGGATCCTTGAACAGGCTGATGGTGGCGAGGAACTTGGACAAATCCCAAACTCCAAACTCAACATCAAATGTCTCGGTGACGGTGGCTTCAGCGAGGATGTTCTTGGTGGGGCTGATCGTGGTCAGGGTGTTTCCCGGACGAACGAGCAGATTGCTGTTGATCGTGCTGAAGTTCTTGAGGATTGCGAGTGTGTCTTGGCTGATCTTCATGGTGTAGTTCTCCAAAGTGTTGCTCACAGTATAACGACAGGGACAGCAAAGTCAAGCCACTCTCGGTTTCTTTCAGCAGCCACCCCAAGCGTTTAGCAAAATTCCAAGATCGATTCCATCTACAAAATTGTCATTGTTGAAATCGGCTGCTGAATTTGACTGCCCCCACAGGCTCAGGAAAATTCCAAGATCATTTCCGTCTACGATTGAATCCCCGTTCAAGTCGGCAGGACAGGGCTGTGGTGCAACTGCCTGCACGGCCTTTGCTGCATCGATCATTCCCCATCCCGTAAGTGTGTCATAGCCTGCGGTTCCCATGTCATCGGCTGTTGACTTCATCGCATTTTCAACTTGCGTGGGAGTCAAGGTTGGATTTACGGAAAACAGCAGGGCAGCGACACCGGCTGCATATGGCGACGAGAACGATGTGCCGTCGATGGTAACCCAATTTGTTGAATTGTATCCTGCACTTCCTGTTCTGTCGGTTGTATAGATGGACTGACCGGGAGCAACGAATGCAATTCCGTTGCCGTAACTTGAGAAAGAAGACTTGGTTCCATTCCTTGAGGCAGAGCCTACAGCATTGACGCTGCTCAATCTTGCGGGGAATCCCATGCCCTCCGTTCCTCCGTTGCCTGCACTTGCAAAATGCACGATGCCTGCTGCACGGCCTGCCGAATATGCGCTGCTCATTGCATTGGAGGATGTGCCGTAATCGTTGCTGTTGTTGGTCACCTTTATGCCTGCACCGATTGCCCAATTCAAGGCATTCACCGTCCAACTGATCTGTCCATTCCATGAGCCGCTGCATGGCGTAGTTGCAATGCCTACCTTTGCCGATACCACCTTGCAATTGGGAGCGATCCCGACCGTGCCTGATGCGTTGTTGATCCTTGCGGAGATGCATCCTGCCACGGCTGTGCCATGATTGTCACATTGATTGCTTGGCCCCCCACCCAAGATGCCATTTACGGCACCTGTGGTAAAGTCCCTGCCTTGGTCTAGGTTCAGGTCAGCATGTGTCTCATCCACTCCCGTTTCGATGATCATCACTCTGACGGCAGGATTCCCCGTGGTTACATCCCAAGCACCCAAGGCATTCATGTCCCATCCCGCCTGACCGCCACTTGAGCCGGTGTTGCGAAGACCCCAACATTGAGAGAAGCCGGGATCATTCGGTGGTGGGAAAGTCTGCCTCTCAACGATGACCCATCGATCCTCTTCGATGAATTCAATGCTTGGATTTCCCGAAAGTTTAGATGTTGCCTGCTGCATTGACGAAACATCAACCATGTCAACCAAAGTAAGGTTGGGAATGTTCTCGTAGTGGTGTACGGATTCAATGCCATCAAGCGAGGAAAGTATTCGTGCCTTGTCTGCTGACTGCTTCCATTGGATGAACATGGTATCCACTTGCGGAACTTCGGCAATCTGTGGAGGGGCGAGAAGCGACAGGGTGGTTGCTAGAGGTAGCAGCATGGTGATCTCCTGCTAGAAGTACGAGATAGAGACAATGGATGTTCAGTCGGGACAGACATCCTTCCGAAGGGAATTCAAAATTGAAGTTTTGACTTTGCTCATAGGGATGGCATAAATGCTTCCCGTGATATCGCTCTTCATGGACACGATTCCGATGCACTCTCCCGTGCTTTGCAGGAACAGCCCACCACCACTCATCCCCGGTCCTCCTGCACAGTCGCTCTGTACGAATCTTTGTTCTCCTGTGCTTCCTGCGGGCTTTCTGTTTCCATGCTGAACTATCCCTGCCGACAAAGTTCCAATTTCGAAAGAGGTGTTGCCAACGGCAAAGACTCTTTCACCAATGGTTGGAGTCGAAAAGTCAAAAGTTGAATTGCCAATGTTTTCAACCAAGCCGGGTATTTCCTGCAACTGCAAGACCGCTATGTCCTCTTCTGGAACCACAAGAACAATGTCTGCCTTGCAGGCATAATACACATTCGTTCCATTTTCCTCCACGGCAAACACAAGTATGTCCTTGGTTCCGTGGGTCTTTGTGACGAAAGGAATCGGTGCTGAACCGTTTACCGAAAATGCTGCGACCGTGGTGGGTTCGTCTTCAACGACATGGGCAGCGGTAAGTGCATACAACTTTCCATCTTTGCGATACACAACACCCGAACCCAATGCATTGTTGTACGAGATTGCAATATTGCAGGAAATTATCCTGCGTATCACCACCGTTCGCTGTGCCTCCATCGACTCATGGAAAGACAAAGGGCTGACACCTTTGCAGGCATTCAGCCCTACCGTGGGAAGAGCGACCGCAAGTGCAGCCGCCGCTAGATTACGCATCCGCATGGTGAGCCTCCTTTCAACATCGGCTCATACACGGTTATTTATAAACTGGCCCAGAAGGATTCGAACCTTCAACCTATCCGTTAACAGCGGATCGCACTACCGTTGTGCTATGGGCCATCGAAGCGTAGCGGAGGACTTGCACCTCTGTTGCTCTGTATCAGATCACCCCTTGCAAGTAGGCGACCCTAGTAAGCCTAGCGGTTTATCCCCTGCTGCTTAACTACGCATATAAGCGAATGATGGGATTCGAACCCACGACCATCGGTTTGGAAAACCGAGACTCTACCGCTGAGTTACATTCGCAAGTATCTATAGTAGCACGGGTGGGATTCGAACCCACACTATGTTGATTTTGAGTCAACTGACTCTGCCGTTGGTCTACCGTGCCATTGTCGGGATTATACCCCATGGGGGGTTGATGTCAACAAAGAAAAACCCCGCCTCTTGGGCGGGGCAGCAAAGACAAACTTTTGTTAGTCTCGGGCGGAACCGAACAGGTCGGAGTAGATGTTGGTGTATCGCTGCCTAGCCGTGGCCAGGACTTCCATTTCGTTGGGCTGGTCGGTGACTTCAACATTTGCCACGCTGGTCCAATAGACGGTTCCCTTGTCCGTCTTCAGCCCGACCCGAAGACCCCATTGATTCTTGCCTGCCCAAAAGACCTTGCCCATGGTGCCAACAGGAACCTTGCGTCCTCTCACGACCTTGACTCCGATGTTGCAGCCACGGCGCATTTTGTCGTTGAGAGCAGCCCGCATATCGTTGCGGATTTGCTCCATCATCCCAAGGATCAATTCCGTCCGTGCTGCTTCAACACGGTCGGGAGAAGCCACCATCGACTTGGCCGTGGTGAGCAGGGACTTCCAATAATCCGTCAGCGGACTGACGGTTTCCACCATCTCGGTGACGGTGGCCCTCAGCCGCTCACGGTCACTCGCGGTCGGATAGAACTGCGTGTACATCGAAGCCAAGGGAATGGCGGTGACATCGACGGGATTGTTCGGTGTTGCGTTGTTCCGATAAGCCACCCGAAGGTAGACCCTACCAAACACGGTAGGATCGTAGTCGGAGGATACGGGGCGGGACTCATCAACATCGACCGTCATGACGGCGGCGTAGACTTCCCCGCGAGAGCGTAGTTGCTCTAGGGCATCTTCCACCTTTTTGGCGCTGAACACGACACCACGGTAGGTTTCCCTGACAAAATTTGTCATAGAAACCGTTTCCCTGACAAAATCCCAATCGGCGGTCGAAGGCACCGCCATCGTCGCGAAGTCCGGTTGCATCTCGGGCAGCAGGGGGCGGTTCGTGACGGTTGGGGAGTTGGCGGTCATCGTCGTGGTCATTTGTCTGACCCAAGTTTAGCAAAATCCGTTCTCGCCGTCAACCCCCTTGGATGCTGCGGAATTTGACCAATAACTTTGTTTGTTATCAGACCTTCAACTTTGGGTCGGGCGAGGCAAAGTTGGGTTTCTTCATCGCCGTCAGGATCACCATGCTTTTCTTGCTTGCGTCCCAATCCAACGCAAACGGCATGTTGAGATTCTTGGAGACATCGTTGATGACTGCCTTCCAATCGACGGGCTTGTTCTGAATGACGCTTGCATACTTCTTGAATGTCTTGTTGAAGGCATCCTGAATCTCACCCATCGTCACGGTGCCGCCGTACCCACGGGAACCGTTGACTCTCTCAAGGAAGTGCTTGGTGAACTTGATGTCCAACTTTGCAGCGGCGAACAGATTGTCAAGCATCGACTCAAGCCGCTTCAACTCGTTCCACTCAATCTTCTTGACGGGGGATGAAGGGGGCATCGGCTTTCTTACGCCACCGCCCACTCCGCTGACGATTGCTTCCTTCAGGATGTCCATCACCTTGCGTCCAACCGGCTTTCGCATCTTGCCAATTCGCGAAGTGACTTCCTCAAGTTTCTCATCCAAGTCCCAATGTCCGTAGTGACCTGTAGATGTCAACTTCTTCTTCATTTCCTTGAAGGTATATGTCTTGTAGGCACCCTTCTGCTTGGGATCAATCTTGCCTACTGCGTAGTAAACTCGCTTGTCCATTTGGATATCGCGACCGTTGGATTGGTCGATGACGGTATCTCCATCCTCAACCCATGCATGGGGGAACCGAAGATTCTTCACCGGCCCCTGTCCGTAGACGAGGGCATGGACGAGAATGGGATTTCCCGACTTGGACTGCAACTGCTTTCCGAAGAAAGGAGTGTGAAAACGCATCATTAGGTTGGCGGCGGCTTCCATGCAATCGCCATCGCCGTTGTAACCTTCGGAAACGAAACTTCGGAATCTACGCATATGGATATTTAGGAAAACAGCAGGGAGTCTTTCGACTCCCTGCCGTTGAAGTAGCAGAAATTTGAAATCAGAACTTGACTTCGATGCCAGCCTTCACGAAGGCATTGGACTCGGCGCTAGTGACCTGTTGTGCAACAGGGATGAGGATGGCAGCGTCGAACGAAACATTCGAAGCAACCTCCCACGAAGCAACCGGACCAAGGAACAACTGGTACTCGCCGCTGTTGACATAGTACAACTGGTCAAACTGTAGGCCGAAGTTCCAAGCGTTCCAAGCATAGGACAGATCCGACACAAGGGTGAGGACATCCGAATCGGTCTTGGCTCCGAGCCAAGTGATGTAGGACTCTCCACCGTTGAAGCGGTAGTCAACGGTCTGTGCGAAGTCGAACTTCCACAGATCGAAGCCGAACTTGGTGTTCACGAACGGGTTCACATTCGCATTGCGGAAGTATTCCGTACCAACGGGAATGTAGAAACCGCCACCGAAGTTCAGCATCCAGTCACCAAGGACGCTGTTGTTGCCCTTGAACGCAGCCCAATTTGCACCGAGCATGAGGTTGGCCACCGAGGTGTAGCCATTCTGTGCATACACGGGAACATTGAAATCGACAGTCACATCCTTCATGATGTCGAATCCTAGGGTCTGGTTCAGTCCAACGAAGGTGCCGCCGTTATCCTTGAGGGCATTCACATCGATGCTCTCGCGGAAGTACCAATTCTTGACTTCGAACACCGGAGCAGCGGCAGGAGCAGCAGCCTCCTGAGCAGCAGCCATGTGGCCGAAGGAAAGAGCGGCAACCATAGCCGCAGCGTAGGTAATTACTTTCTTCATCATTTCTCCTTTGTAACTCCCGACCCACAATGGATAGGGATAGGTATGTATAGGGAGGGAGTCTACATTCACCCCACAATTCGTGTCAAGTTTAATACTTCTCGGATTGCCAACCGGGAACCTTGGGGAGGCTCTTGTTGTCAACCGCATTTAACTGATTGCCAGAGGCGGCTTTAAGCCAGCGAAGTACAGTCTCACGGCGTTCCCGTGCTGCCGCTGCATTTGCAACTTCCCACTTGTCGCCAAGGTCTTTTCTGTCTCTGCTCCACTCATCATCCTCGGGAAAGTCTTCGACATCGAAGTCAGATGGAACCGTGTCTACTTGGAACCCTGCGGGATAATTGATGATCGCCGTGGTGTTGGCAATCTCCTCTTCCAACTTTTTCTTCAAGTCACGATAGTGCATTATTCTTCCGTAGAAGTTTGTTCCTTGATGAACGAATCGTGCAGGCTTTCGAGCATCACGAAGATGTCCTCGGTGACCTCGACACCTTCCTTCTTCATCATCACGGAGAAGTCAACGGATACAACGGCAGCCGTGCCGGGAGACTTGTTCTTGTCGAAGGAAGTCACCATCTGTGCAGCCGTGGCACCGCCCTTGGCCATGCGACGAACCATGCCGTTGAATGTGATCATGAAGTCCCGTGCCTTCGCTGCATTGGCGAAGTGGAGCATCATCTTACCGTTGGAGCCGATCTCCATCTTGTTGATGCCCTTCTCAAATCCCATTCTCTGAAGCAGTTGGCGAATCTTCATCTCAAACTGCGACTTGCTGTAGCCGAACATGCCGGTGTCCGTGCTTGGAGCAAGCATCGGAGCCTCGGTGAGATTAGTGATTTGGTTGGCTAGTTCTGCCAACTTGTGTGCATATGCCATGGGGAATTCCTCTACTGTATCTATTCCTCAAATTCGCCTGCCCCCATAGATACAGAGGAGACTTCCATGCCAAGATTCCGATACGGAAACATCTCAATGCCTCCGATTGAAATTGCCTACGAGGCTGTCCCCGAATCCGCTTCGATTCCCGAGGAATACCTTGAAATTTTGAAATCCTTGGACGAGGCAACACTTGAAAAGTGCGTCCGTGCCATGCGTAATGGTACGCCGGGAGAGCCAACATCCACGGAAAAGGGTGTGCTGCGTAGGATCGCAAATCCTCTAGGCATAGAGGACATCATCGCCCTGTCATGGGCCAAGCCCTATTCGGAGCAATACTGATGCAGATTCTTCCCGTCCTGCTTACGAGCCTGATGCTCATGTGTCCCGATGTCATCAAGACCTATGACATTAGTTGGCTAATGATGGAGATACCTGAATTCAGGAATGCACCCGACTTCAACCTGATACAGGGACTCAACGGACAGATTCCAATTGGTGACTCGCAACGGCAGGACGATTCAGAACTACGCAAGTCTGCTCGGCAAAAAGTGGAGCAACTTCTCTCGGACATCGTTGGCGATGACGAGAAGGTCACTTGGTCGATCTGGCAGAAGACCCTGATCGTCCGCTACCGTTAACGCTTGCCTGCTGCCTTGTTGGCGGCAATCTTCCGCTCTGCCCAAGCACGAAGTTCCTTGCTTATGGGTTGACCATTGGGTGGATAAATCTTCGGCAGTCCCTGCAACGAAAGTCCGGGCTTCTTGCCCCCCTTGTCCATCTTTCCCTTACGCTCTCTTCCCATGTTTGCTCACTTACTCCCACGCCATTGTGGGTCATGTGGGTATACGATTTTGTAGCCATTCCCCTTGATCAACCCCTTTGTCTTCATGTCTTTGATGTACTTTTCAATTTTTCGCATGAGGTCGTACTTGTTTTCGATGGCAGGTTCAGTCATCGGGGGAACCGTGGCGATGATCTTGACATCCTTACCAAAGCCGTCCTTCGATCCGTAGTGAACCTGAACACGGCCTGCCAACTCTTCCTTAAGTTTCTTGAAACTCTTCATGGGGGTATCCTCGGTTTTTATTTAGATAAATACCGAGCATGAAGCCACTAACCCTAAAACAGTTCATCCATCTGGACGAGAGTTCTCCTCTGCTGTCCCCTGCTGCCCGTATGTTCCTCGAAGCCAAGGCTCCGCAGAAGTCGATTCGTGGGCAGGCTGGCGGTGTGTTGCAGAACAAAATAGCCAAGGCACTTCTCAAGGAAATGCCTTCGCATCTTCAGGGAAAGATAGAGGTCGTAAGCAATTTCTCTCAAGGTGGAGGAGACAAGGGAATTGGTTCTGTACAGCCTGACATTACAATCTACAAACTAGACAAGAACGGAAAGAGACTCAGCGATCCTATCGTGATCGAAGTGAAGAAAGAAGAAGCACAGGGAGTCAGCATCACTCTCAATCGAAACAACAAGAAGTGGAGCCCCACAGAGGTGTCCCTTGGCAAGTGGAACTCCATGAGTGAGATAAACCGAAAGTCGGTACTCAAGAAGTTGACAACCGTGGAAGCCAGACTTGATGTCATGTTGCCGACTATCGGAAAGTGGATGAACGATCAATCCACTATCTCGGGAAACATACACTTCTGGGTCACAAAGGAAATATGGAATCCAATACTGAAGAAGTACACGACACAGGAAAGCGGCGAAAAGTGGAGAATCACCCTAGACAGTTACTGGGCAACTTTGCAAGGTCTTGCAAAGAATGGCGGTGACCACTTTGTCTATATTGAAAACATCGGGCTTCTTTACTCTGGTGCCAAACTTCCTTCGTGGTTTGTTGGCGGAACAGTCCCATCGATTTCCTCACTTGACAAGATGGATGATTCTGCGAGAGAGATGGAGGTTCGCCTCAAGCGAGGATCATTGAGCGAAACCACGGTTGCCCTGAAAAGAAGGATAAGAATCCAAGCGGCATCCATAAACGATATAAAGGTAGGGAAGCCCGTCTACATGGAAGAGAAAGTCCTGTCGAATCTTGCCAAGACAGGAGCCGTGGACTTCAACACATCAAGCAAGACGATCAAGGTGAACGGTCAACAGTACATCTATAGCATGAAACCGTTCCCTGCAACATCAGGAAACCTAGAAATCGGAAAGATAACACAAGTACACTCAACTCCGACAAAGGCAACCGACATAAACCGTCAGGCTAGATCAATGTCCGTATTTGATGTGTCTTGCACAATAGAGAGCAAGAAGGCAAGAGTGACCTTTGCCATCGCTCCCCGTGTTGAGGGTTCGAAGTCAAAGACTACCGCCAAAAAGGGCATAGACATAACAAGCAAGGCTGGCGCAGACCTTTTCTGGGGCTGCGTCAAGTAATCAGTACTTGATGCCCGTCAGGGTCAACTGAAATGTGTTGTTCTTGGTGTGGACTTCAAGCAATACCTGTTCCCATCCCTCAGCCTTGGCACGGTTGCTCTCACGGATCATCATGTTGCTTGCGAGAGTTGCAGAGATACCGCCTTCGATCTTGAAGTTTACGGTGCGGATGTTTCTTCGCTCGGGTTCTTTCACCCAAGTGTTTAGGAAATCAGAAAGTTCCACCGTCCAAGGGTTCGCACTTGAACTGTTCCTCTTCGAACTTCTTTCCCTCGGGGGAGTTCTTCCACTCCTCAAGATTCTTCACGCCACAGGTGCATGAGAAAGCCTCGGCCATGTGGGGACCGACAAGCATGTCATCCCACTCCCAACACCAATGCCATCCCTGCTCTTGCTCTTCCCTCGTCAGCCTCACACACGGTCCCGTCCCATTGGACAGGAAGCGATATCTTGCAATATCCATCATCACTCGTCCTTTCCCTTTCCCCATCCACGGAAGAAGAAACGATCAATCGTGTTTCGATCTTCCTTGACGAACATCTGAAGTTGAGAAATCGCGAGATTGCACACATCACGAATATCGTCGTTGTACTCGTACTTGTCTCGCAGGGCAAGGAGCCGCTGAATCGTATTTTCCGCTTTCTGCATGGTGTTTGTCCTTGATGGTTGCGACAAGTATACAGCATGAACCGCCGAATGCAAGTCAAATGTCGCAACCCCACGAATGCCTATTTCAATACTTCTTGAGTTCCTTGATCACCATCTCAAGGTCTTTCAGTATTTCCATGTTGCCGTGCTTGGAAGGACTCATGGTCTTGCGGTGAATGTCCGTAAGGGAACTGATGAGTCCTTCAAAGAAATATGCCTGCTGCTGACCGGCATGAGCAAGTGAACCCGAGACTTGCAGGAGATAGTTCTGCATGTCCGAAGACTTGACTGTCATTGCTGTCTTTCGGACATTGGCAGCGAAGTCCTTCAGGTCGGTGAAGTGCGGCAGTCTCGGTGCCTGATTCGTGGCCTCATCGACTTCTTCGACGGACTCCTTCTTGTCCTTCTTCTTCTCGGCATCCTTGCGGATTCCCTTGAGGATGTCGAAGTCGGTCTTG